TGGCGTCCCGGTAGAAGTCGGAGAGCTTGTTGTTGACGGCCTCCTGGATGACGGTCCCGCGGCCGACGCGCTGGTCGATGACCCGGTTGGGGACGTGACCGCGACGGAAGCCGGGGACCTGGATCTGGGAGCCGATCTCCTTGTAGGCGGCATCCAGGCTGGGCTTGAGCTCCTCATAAGGGACCTCAACGGTCAGCTTGATGCGACTGGGGTCAAGATTCTCGACAGTGGTCTTCACGGGGGTTGCTCCCAAGGTCTGAGTTCTGCGGTAACACCGACGCGCTCGGAGGCGCTCGGCGGACGCGCGTCTGTGGCGTCAATCCGTGCCATCTTAGGGCAAACGGACAGTGGGATCGACGCTGCGTCCGCACCTGGCGCATGAGTCTGGACACAGGAGGTGACACCGGGCGCGGCCGTCGTGGCCGCGGGCCGCATCGGCATATTCACGGGCCATGCATCCGCCTCGACGCGCACCTGAATGCGGTCTGCGCACAGGCCGTCCGACCAAGGGACGAGGAGTCGGGCTGGCGGGATTTGAACCCGCGGCCCCCTGCTCCCAAAGCAGGCGGTGCTCCAAGGGTGACCCCCCGAAAACACTCACCAAACCACCGACCAGCCCACACGAAACTAGCCATCAACTAGCCATCTTTCCGAGACGCCACACAAACCGCGGAATCACGCCACAAACCGCCCCTAGAGACGACGAAAGGCGCCCCTCCCACCCGGTCAGGTGAGAGGGGCGCATAGCCATCCGAAATGGCCATCTCAGTCGTCGGCGAGGTCCCCGATCGGGGTCTCCCCAGGGCCGCGCGGCAGGTCCCCCAGGGGTGCCCCACGGTCGAGGGCGATAGCGCGCGTCCTGCGCGCCACGTACTCCCACTGGGCGGCCTCCCTGCGCGCCGCCTGCAGGTCCGACTCGCGGCCCTGCCGGGCGTGCCACATGGCCCGGATCGCTGACCCGATCTGGCTGACCAGGATGGATCCGAGGCCGCTGGTGATGATCGCGCCGATCAGCTCGGCTTTCTGCATCCGGGGTCCTCCCTCTCCATGGCGCGGGCGGCGGCGTCGGCCTCGATGGCTTTCGCTGCGGCGGCGCTGGTCTCGGCCTGCCGGAGCGCGGTGTTCGGCTCACAGCCGGGCTCCCAGGTGTGGCCCCAGACGCGGGCCATCCGCTGACCGATCATGAGGAGGAGAGCGAGGATGACGAACAGCGGCCAGCCGGGCCAGTGATCGCTGGTGAGGGCGCGCGCGGCGTCCTCGACGGCGACGACGACTAGCCCGAGGGCGACCAGGGCCGCCGACGGGCCTTCCACGCCCCACCAACCCCGCCAAGCCGACGGTGCGCCGATCGCGCACCCGCACAGGGTCATAAGGCAGCCCACGGTGACGTCCCACGGCTGGATCCGGGGCGCCCCCAGGATGAGGGCGACGGCCACGGCTAGAAGCACGTAGGTCGCCGCCATCATCGCTGAGATGGCCCGCGGTTCGTGGAGCGTAGACCAGAGTCGGCGGCCCAGGCCCATCAGGCGGCCTCGTGACGCGGCGTGTAGTGCTCCCGGGTCTCACCGCCGGGGGTGACGATGCCGGCCCAGTTCAGGACCGAGACGCCGCCGATCTTGATGTGAGAGAGGGCCTGGTATGCGATCCAGGCGAACCCGAGGAACTTGCCGATCTGCCCGGCTAGGAGCTCGGCCCGAAGCGGGTAGGCGGACAGCGCCCAGGCGCCCACGGTGAGGACGACGGCGGCCCCCACGACGAGGGCGACGCGACGCCCGCGAGTCCAGTAGGGGCGGTCCAGGGCCGCCTGGATGAGGGGCCACAGCGCGCCCAGGATGACGGTGGTGACGAAGGGGTCAGAGACGAGTGCCTTCACGGCTATTCCTTTCGGTAGGTGGTCACCAGAGGCGACCAGAGTTGGAGCGAGAGTTGTTGAGCGCCCGCTGGAGAGCGCCGATAGTGGCCGGCCCCGCCTCGCCATCCACCCAATCCGCGAAGTCCCAGCCATCCGGCAAGTACCCGCGATGCCAAGCCATCACGAGGTACTGGAACGTCCTCCACGTGTCCGGTCCGAGCACGCCGTCGACGTCGAGCGCAGGCGAATCGTTCAGATCAGCCTGAGTGTTGGCCGGCACCGCCGAGTTCAGGAACGCCTGGAGCCGCTCGATCGCGGGACTGCCGTCGTCGTCCAGCACCCCATCGATGGCCGTGCCCATCACCTGCTGGAGACGCCCGATGGTCGCCATCCCGAAGTTCCCGTTACACACGAGCTCGGCCTGACCGTCGGAGCGGTTCATCTTGCCGGTGTAGGGGCTCGCCTGCGGCGAGGACGCTGCCGGGGCGGAGGCGGCTACCTGGCCGCCACCCTTCATTGCGTCCCAGGCGGCCCGGTCGCGCAGGCGGTCCAGATCCAGGTGAGCGTTATAGCCGGGCAAATAGCCGTCCTCTGTGTACTGGTGAATGAGGACGTTGCCTCCCCAGTAGGGGACGGTCGGGACGGCGGGGTCGCTGTACGCCTGCCCGTAGGAGGCGTAGTTGGGGCCTCCCGCGTACCAGAGCGGGAATCGGCCGGCGATGGCGGACCAGTCGCCGCTCTCCATGCCCTCCCCGTTCAGGTAGATGCCCGGCGTGGAGCCGGTCTCGGCGGCCATCTGGTTCAGGATGGTCAGCGCAGGGCCGGGACCAAGCCCAATGGCGTCGGCCTCCCAGTCCAGCCAGAACGTGGCACGGCCCGCATACGCCTTGGCGCGGTCGAGGAAGAACCGGGCCTGCTCGGACGGGTCCTCGTCGTTGGCGAAGAGGTAGAGGCCCAGCCGCTTCCCAGCGGCCAGCGTCGCCTCCGCCTGAGTGCGCCAGAACGGGTTCTCGTAACCGGCACCCTCGGTGATCTTGACGATAACGAAGTCGGCCCAGATCGCCCGGATGTTCAGGCCGCCCTGGTGAGACGAGATGTCGATACCGTGTGCGTGCTTGGGCTCCGAGCTTGCGGCCGCCGGGGCGGGGGCGCTCGCGGGCTTGCGATTCGCGAACTCGGGCCACTGCTGGAAGAACTTCGCCTCGTTGAAGCGGTGGCAGGAGGTCCAGGAACCACGTAGCGTGTACGGGTGCCCGCTGTAGCGATCGGTGCGAGTCTCCTGACCGGTCTGGTCGCCACGCTCGCCGTACAGGTCGCCGGTCTCGGCGATCCACGCCTCCGACTCAAGCGGATCGTAGCCGTTCTCGACGATCACGATCACGTGACCCACGCCGCCCTCGTTACCGGCCGATAGGACGATGTCGCCGATCTGGAATCCGCCGTCCGGCGTCAGGTTCTCGTCCGGCCAGTTGACCTCCTCGAAGCCCCGGGCCTCCATACCGGCCCGGAGGTTCCCGGTCCAGAAGTCGTTCGGCTCAAGCAAAGCCTTGTGTCCCCACGGCACGCCGTACGTGTGGTGGAGGCCGTAGGAGATCGACCCGGCGACCAGGCTCGAACAGTCCGCGTTCTGCGGACTAGAGACCCGACCGTAGGCGTCAGCGGCGGCGTACCAACTGCGTCGGCTCTCCCCCTGGCTGTAACCCACCGGCTGGTTGTCGCAGATTTCCCGCGCGATCTGCGCGGTAACGCTGCCTACGCTCATGCCACACCCCCCTGCTGGACCTCCCAGCCTGCGGCGAAGTTGATCGGGCCCGCCTTGAAAGGCGACAGCCAAGCACGGGAGATGTTCTTGTAGGTCTTCCCGTCAACCATGAGGAGTTCACCGGGGCCGATCATCGCGTCCCGCTGGAGGCCCTTGATGTCCTTCGCCTCAGCGGAGACGGAACGCTCGTAGGCGTCGATGAGCTTATCCACATCGGCCTTGCAATCGCGCAGAAGTGAGCGTCGACTAAACTCACTCGAGACTCGCTCCATTAGGGCGTCGAAATCGGTGTCCGTCATGAATCGGAGACCGCGCTCCGAGGTGTCCATGAATCCGCCTGCCATTATGCCATGCTCCTTGGTGTTGCTATTGCGGTGATTGAAGAATAGGAGGAGTCTCCGGTGACGGAGAATGTTCCCCCCTTGCCGTATGCGCCGGTGAATCCGGCACGAATCTTCGGGTCTCTTCCGGCGGGGACGACACTCATTCCGGTAACGGTGACGGTTGCGCCCGTTGAGTCGTTGGGGAAGCGGGCCCGGAATTGGCGGTCCATGAGTAGCACGGTTGCGTCAATATCGCCCGAGGCGACCCGGCCCCATACCGTGAATGACACCTGGACGAGCCGGTCATAGGGACGGACCCCGATATCGACCTGGGTTGCGCCCGAATACTCGCGATCCTTGAGCGCGAGCGTGTTAGTGAGTTGCACCCTGGATTCGACGGCCTGGACCTCGTTGATTGGTCGCAGGACCCAGACGGCCCCGTTCTTGGTGCCGTCGGACCGGTAGAGGATCCCGCCGACGTCGAGATAGGCGGGGTGCGCTGCCGTCGGGGCGTGCCCGGCAGCCTCAGCCCTGCTGAGGATTTCCCGGCCTGCGGCGACAGACTGGGCGGGGAAGACGATCCCAGCGGCGTCCAGGGCTGCGGGCCAGGCGGACAGGAGGTCATCCCCAGCCTCCGGGACCGGGACACCCTTCCAATGAGTAGTCGGCATTCATTCGCCCTTTCACTTGGTGTAGTCGACTGCGATCACGCAATCATGGGACCAGTAGCCGTATGACGCGGACCCTTGCGTCTCGAATGTGATTCCCCGATAGGTGCCGCGCTGGAAATTCGGCCACAGGGCCTTCGGGATAGGCACCCACCTGCCCTCACCGCGACCCCATCCCGCCGTCTCAAGCCAGCGACCATTCGACGCGAACTGCCCCGGCGCGGAACCCCACCCGTGGGCACCGATACTGGCGACTCCCGTCTGCCCATACCAGTGCTTCGCGTACACGTAGAGGGCCATTCCGGTAATGGTTGCGCCACGAAGATCGGCGGTCATATCCGGGAATCCAACGATCGAATTGTAGGTGCGGCCACCATACGAGCCCTGCGGCAAAGAATCGGGCCAAGCTGAATCCGGGGAGCCATTCGAGTACGCCCGCCACCAATTCGACTTGTAGTTCTTGTGGTAATTCCTCTTCGGGGTGGGCTGCGCCTGCGGAACAGTCTTCCCCAGGGACACCGACTTGTTGATCTGCAAGGTTGGCTCCACGGCTGTCCCCAGGTCGCGCAGGAGCGCATACGGCTGGGGGAGACTCTTGTCCTCCACCGTCAGCGTCACGGCAGAGTCCCCATACGCACTGGCGGCCAGGAACAGCAACCGATAGGTTCCCGAGGCCGGCGGCGTCCACAACTGGAACACCGCCCGCCCCGTCTGAATCTGACGGAGGTTCTCCGATACCATGCGGAACCGGTGCTCAACCTGACTCCCGCCGTTCACCGGGGCGTAGCGAAGCCAGACCTCCAACATGGCGTTGGCCTTGCTCGAGAACCAGGGGGTCACCATCTCCGCCCGATACTGCCTACCGGCCTCGACGTCGACCACAAGCTCGAAGAGCGAATCGACGTGGCTGACGATGTGGCGAGTATCGTTGCCCCACGGCCAGGCCGTCCCGTGAGCCACCACTCCCCTGGGCAGGGCGGCCAGCGTGTCGGCCAGGTCGGCGCCCTTCCAGGTGATCCGGTCGGCCACGGACAGGGACTGAGTAGTGACCTCGCCGTCGCCGGTGATGGTGGCCTTGGCGAGCCCGTCGGTGCCGGTGATGGAGAGGAAGTCCTGCCCGGCCGTTCCGAGCGTGACGACCTCGCTCGGCTGCCCGCCGACGGCCTTCACCACGTGCAGGCCCGTGTGGTCGAGGATCGCGGCGTCCCCGGACGGGTCACCGGCGACGATCCGCGTGGACAGGCGGATGGTGTCAGCCAGCAGTTCCCCGGTGATCTTCGCCTGCCCGGCCTGGAGCATCTGCGTGGTCACCTTGGCGAAGATCGCCACCTTCGCCCACAGTTCGTCGCTGGCGGTGATCTTGGGGGCGGTGACCGCCCCGTCGCCCAACTGGACCGCGCCCACGCTGCCGGGGACGAGGACCTTCCCGGCGACCAGCATGTAGTCCTGCCAGCCCCTGGCGGCGGCAGACCACACCTTGATGCCAGTGGCCTGCTTGTCCGCGCCGGTCACCACCCACAGGTCGCCGTCGGCGGGCTTGGCCGGGGCAGTCTGAGACACGGTGACGCGGCCGTTCGCGCGTTTCAGGGCGGCCGCCGCCTGCTTGCCCGACGTCGACGCGGCGTCCTTCGCGGCCTTGACCTCCTCGGACAGTTGCTTCTGTGCCGCGTCGATCTCGGCCTTGGCGGCGTCGAGCTCGGCCTTGGTTCCGGCCGCCTCCAGCGCGATCCGGCCCGTCGCGCCCGTGGCTCGCGCCTGGCCGCCCTCGGGGAGCGCGGCGGGGCTCACCACCTGGTAGACGCGGCCTGTCCCGTCCTGGAGGCAGACGCACTCCGCGCCGATGGCGGTCACGCCGCCGTCGGCCGGGGCCACTACCTCACTCACCGGCTCATCGGCTGGGAGTTCCACGCGGACCATGCCGCCGTCCTCGACGTCGATGACGCGGCCCGTGGCCCACGTGCCCGCCTGCGAGCCACTGCCGTAGGACGCCAGCTGGCTGGCAACGGCCGTAGCCGGGGACGGCTTGCGGTCGATCCACAGATTCGGCTTCACCATGCGAGCTCCTCCATGTCTACGCGCATCTGCCCGCCTGGCTTGTCCACCGGCAGGGAGTAGGCGGTGACCTTGCCGACGATGACCTCTCCGGCGTCGGTGTGGACGGCGATCACGTCGCCGGCCTCCAGGCGCGGATCCGGGGCGATCTCCACGGAGCGCCTCGACGCCGCCGCGAGGGCGGTCGCCATGTTCGTGCTGGCCGTCTTCTGGACGGCCGAGGCGGAGGCGGCGGCGTTGAACTCCTTGCGCTCAGTCACCTGCCCGTACACGCTGGGCTCGTAGGGCCAGGAGGCCGCCGTGGCGGTCCCGGTCCACTTCGCGGCCGGCTTCTTGTCGTCCGACTGCTGCGGACTGCCGACGACGACCCACCGGTTCGGGCGTCGCTCAACGCTCTTCCTTGGGGCCTCGACGAGTAGGTCGCGGCCCGTGTAGCGAGCCACCGGCTCGCGGGCATCCGTCTGCGCCCACAGGTGCAGGCACCCGTCGGCCTTGACCGCCCACCCCAGGCCCCGGGCCACGCACAGGTCCCGGATCGCCTCAGTCCGACTGTGACCCCACTGCGTGGACGGGCTGACCAGCGGGTTCGGGGTCCCCGGATCCAGCACCACCGGGAGAGTCCCAGCCAGGCGCTGCGCCTCAGACAGGACAGTCGCCCCGCCACGCGGGGACGACGGCCAGGGCATCGGATCCTGCTCAAGCACCTGCAGCAGGTCCAGGCACTCGACCTTCACCTTCCCGGAGGCGTCCTCCTCCCACGACTGGTGCTGCCACCACCCCAAGTCAACCTCATCCCGGCCGGCCGGGGTCTCAAGGATGGCGACGACATGCGACCGCTGCCCGAAGTTGTTGAGCGGGCTGGCCGGACTGGTCGGCACCCAAGACGCCGGGCACTCGTAGGTCAACTTGCCGGGGACCACTCGGTCGCTGGACCAGTCGATCTGCACGCCCTCGCACGGGACGTCCAGGGCGACGACGGTGCGCCCCAGGTGGACGTCGATCCTGGCACCGACGGCGACGGGGCCGGCCAGGGCCTCGGTAGACGGGCCGGGCCTCATGGCATCCCCTGCACGCGCCGGGCGACCTCGATGGCGGACCACGCCTGCCACCCCGGAGTCTCTGGGTGTGCCTCACCGTAGTCCTGCCACTCACCCCACGTGGTCACCGGGACAGCCCCCATCGGGGAGTCCTCGGCGCGGGGCTCATGAGCCGTCCACTTCACCGTCAGCTCGATCAGATCATCGATGAGACGCTTCCGGGAGACGCCGGTGACGATGACCATCCTCGGCGGCACCCCCGCCGTCGGGGCGGCCGGGATGAGCATGATCGGGTGATGGCCTTGGAGCACCCACCAGACGTATGCCTCGGCGTCGGGGTGGCAGGCGATGACGCCGGTCCCCGTCTCGGGCTCGTTTCGGAGTGCCCACCGGGTGACCCCGGCGACGCGCTCCACCTTCGCCGACCACTCCACGGGGTCTTCATTGCTGACGTAGATGAGGCCGGGGGCGCTGCGGCCGTCCCGGCCGGCCACGTAGACGCCGTACCAGTCCCCGGCGGGGCGGGTGAGGGTAACCTCATCCTCGCCCGCCCTGTAGGTGGTCTCGACGCCGGGCGCGGCCAGCCCGTCAGCCACGAGGTGCTGCCCCTCCCTCAAGCGGGCCAGCACACGGTCACCAGCGGTCACCGTGGCCGGCCCATCCACGAGGAGGGACGGGAGCCCGGACGTCGAGCCGATCCACCCCTTGAGTGCCATAGCGCCCCCTCTCTGTCAGTCGTTGCGTGACGCCTCGACGGCGACGCGCTCAGCCTCGACGCGCATCCGGCCGATGAGTTCGCCGTCGACGTCGCGCACCTCGAGCACCGAGGGCGTGTTGCCGCCCTTGCCGAGGATGTCGCCGATCTTGGACCACTGGCCGCCGGTGAAGACGGGCTCGGGCTTGCCGGTGGCGTTGAGGACCGTCGTCAGGCCCGGCTGCAGGAGGCCCCCGGAGTCGAACTTGTAGAGGCCGGTCGACGGCGACCCGTAGATCGGGGTTTCCCGCACCGGGATGCCGAATGTGGGGGCCTCGACCATCCGGCCGCCACCACTGGCGATGGCGATGTGGTGCGCCGGGTACCCCCAGAACAGCAAGGTTCCTGGGGTGTTGTAGGAGCCGCCGGGCGTGGAGCCCGCCTGGTAGCCGGCCGCCGTCAGACGCGGGATGTTGCTACCCATCTGGTGCGCCGCCCAGTAGACCAAACCGGAACAGTCGACGCCGGGCGGGATGCTCGATCCTCCCCACACGTAGGTTGCGCCGATTGCTTTCCGCGCGGCGTTGACTATGTCCGAGGCTGCCATGGTCGCGGTCTTGCCCTTGAGCCACTCCCCGAAGCCATCAACCCACTTCCCCGGCAAGGCGCCCGCCATGTCATGGAAGAACGCCGTCCCTGGCAGGCCGGCCATGGCCGCCTTCATCGGGAGCCGCATCAGGGCATCGACCGCGCCAAGCGGGTCGGTGATGATCGATGCGACCGCATCCGCCGCACTGGACAACCAGCTCGTGGCCGCGTTCCAGCCGCTGCTGGCAGCCCCCTTGATCTTGCCCCAGATACCGCCGTCGGCGAAGGCCGCGAACCGGGCGCCCGTGTCTCCGCCGGGGATGTGCGCCCCGCTCGAGCCGCGGGCGGCCGCGTTCATGCGGTGCACCGCTGCGGGGCCGCCGACCGCCTTCACCCACTCTGGCCGCATGATCGCCTCGCCGCCGGACAGGGCCAGCGCCCCGCCGCCGTCGGGCGAGAAAAAGTGGTAGATATCCTTCCCCGGCGAATATCCTGGCAGGACACCACCACTAGCGTATCCGGGAATGCCGGACACTGACGGGAGCCTCATTGACAGGCCGAGCTTCTCCGCGATGGAGTCCGCCGTCTTCTTAATTCCGTCGCGGTAGACGGTGTTGATGATGAAGTTGATCGGCTTGGCGGCGACCGACTTAACCCCATCCCATACGGTCTGAATACCGGACTTCATGGTCTCGAATGCCTTTTTGATATTCGTGGTGACCGTATCGAAGATCGGCTTGACCGTGTTCTGGAACCAAGACACGACCGTGTTGATTGTCGACTTGATGCCATCCCAGATGGTCTTCAACCCGCCCCACAGGAGGTCGGCACCGGACTTGATGCCGTTCCACACCGTGGAGATGACGGGCTGCACGTAGGTCTGGAACCAGGAAACGACCGTAAGCACGCTCGCCTTGATGCCGTTCCAAATGGTGACGATGCCATTCCAGAGGAATTGTGCGCCCACCTGAATGCCGGTCCACACTGCGGAGATGACCGGCATGACATAGGCGGTGAAGAAATCCGCCACCACCTGCACGGCAGCCTTGATCCCATTCCAGATCGTGACGATCCCATTCCACAGGAACTGGGCCCCAATCTTGATGCCATCCCACACCGCAGACAGCACGGGAGCCACGTAGGCGTTGAACCAGTCAACAGCAGTGCCGACGGCGGCCATGATCCCGGTCCACACGGCCTGAATCCCCGTCCACAAGTACTGTGCGCCGGTGACGACCCAATTCCAGACTGTGGAAAGCGTCGGGGCGACGTAGGTCATGAACCAGTCAACGACCGCCCTCACCGCGACCTGTATCAGGGTCCAGACGACGACGAACGGGATAGACAGGAGCCAGAGCCCCACCTTGATCCCAGTCCACACGGCCTCGAATACCGGGACAACATATGCGGTGAACCAGTCTGCGACCGTCTGCACCGCAGTCTGAATACCCGACCAGACGCCGGACACGATGCTCACGAGCCCGTTCCAGATGCCCCCCAGGACGCCCACGGCGCCCGTAATAACGGGCACCACGTAGGCTGTGAAGAATCCGCTGACGGCAGCCCACACCGTGTTCCAGGCCGAGCTGAGCGCGTTCAGGGTCGCGTCCCAGTATGGGGCGATCCAGTCCAGGAACTTCTTGAACTCGGCGGTGATCGCCGCCCACGCTTTCTTGCCCGTCTCCGTCTGGGTGAAGAACCACGCCAGGCCGGCCACGAGCGCGGCGATAGCGGTGACGATGAGGAAGATCGGGTTTGCGTTCATGACCACGTTGAAGGCCGCCTGAGCGCCCTTCGCGGCATTCACGGCCCCCTCCATGGCCTTGAGATTGGTCACCCATTTCAGGATGCTGCCGGCCTCCTTGATCGCCCCCATCGTCTGTGTAGCCTTGTGGAGGCCATAGAACGCGGTGGCGGCGGTGCCGACGGTGACAGCCAGGGTGGAGAGCATCCCCTTGTGCTCGATACCCCAGGACGTCGCGGTCAGGAGTGCGTCACCGACCTTGACAATGGCGTCACGCAGCCCCTCCAGGAACCCAGTCAGCGGCGAGTTCGGGTCGAGCCCGAACAAGGGCTTGTCCGTCTCCCCGGTGAAGATAATCTCCGTGAGACCCTGCACCGACGGGATCAGCGTGTCGTTAATCCAGGTGCCGGCCTCGATAGCGGCGTCACGGACATTGAAGAGGAAGTCCACCAGGGCTGAGTCCTCTTCGAGTCCGAAGAGCGAATCGGGGCCCTTGTAGTCGCCGGAGAACAGGATCGACGCGACGCCCTGGATCCCGGGGATCAGGGTCCCGGTGATCCAATCCCCGGCCGCGCGTGCGGACTCCCCGATCTTGAACAGGAAGTCAACGATGCCACTGTCCTCTTCGAGGCCGAAGACCTTGCTGGAACCATCGAACTGGCCCTTGGAGAGGATGTCCCACACGCCCTGAATGCCGGGGATGAGGTTGTTCTGGATCCAGTCGAAGGCACCCTCGGCCCCCGACGCAACGTTCCCCATGAAGTCCGTCAGGGCGGGCTTGATCTGGTCGACAATCCCCATCGCCCCAGACACGAGGGTGGCCTCAAGGTTGCCCCAGGCGCCCTCAATCGTCTTGGTCGACGTCGCCGCCTCCTTGGCGACATCCGTCATACCAAGGTCCATCACCGCCGCATTGAATTCCTCGGCGGTGATCTCGCCCTTCTCCATCGCCTCACGGAAATTCCCCGTGTAGGCACCGGCCTCAAGGAGGGCCTGCTGGAGTTTCCCTGACGCACCAGGGATAGCGTCGGCGAGCTGGTTCCAGTTCTCGGTGGTGAGTTTCCCCTGACCGGCGGTCTGGGTAAGCACCATGCCGACCGACTTGAAAGTCTCGGCGTTTCCGCCGGCGACGGCATTCAGGTTACCGGCCGCCTCGGCGAGTTTGTCGTAGCCCTGGACGTTGTTGGACGCGAGTTGGGCGGTGATCGACTGGATATCGGACAGGCCGTAGACGGTCTTGTCGGCGTATTCCTTGGTCGACTTGGTGAGCCGGTCGACGTCGGCCGCACTCTTGCCCGCGAAGCCCAAGGTGTTCTTGAACTTGTTCGTCGCGTCACTCGCGGTGATCGCCTGGGTGGCAATGTCCGAGAAACCCGTGGCGAGGCCAACGGTGGTGGCAACGGCGAGCGCCCCGGCGGCGATCTTCCCGACCTTGCGGAATGCGCCACCCAGGCCGGAGACGATGCTGTTCTCCGCTTTGCTGGTGTTGACGCGGTTGAGTTGGCCCTCGACCTCGCGGGTGAGGTTGGAGCCCGAGATAGCGACCTGAATCCAGGCGGTTCCGATGTTGTAGCCGGCCAATCCAGGTCCTCCTCTATATGCTGGGAGGCCCCACAGCGGCGTGCTGTGGGGCCTCCCTTGTGTTGGTTATGTGCTGGCCTGGGTGGCCAGTTCTGGGTGCCTGGCAAGCCAGCGGCGGGCCTTGGCGTCCTGCCTCTCCTGCGCCTCCCGTGCCTTCTGCTGCCAGCCCGGTTCGGGCGGCTGCGGCGGCTTCGGCAGGTCGGACTGCTTGGCTCCGACGGCGGAGGCGATGTAGCAGCAGATCTGCCAGGCGGCCATCCTGACGGCGGTGACCTCATCGGAGAGGGCGACATCCCCACCCATCGCACGCCCTAGGGCGCTCCCTGGGGGTAGCCCCCGGATGAGGGCCAGCAACCGCCTAGGCGTCAGCCGGCCACGCCACAAGTCCAGCAAGTCGACGCCGTACACGCGCAGCAGGTCGGCCTCGATCTCCTCCCCATGCTCCCGAAGGAGCCCAGGGAGGGCGATCAGTTTCCCGCGTTCAGGGCCTCGAACACCTGCTGGAGGAAACCGCCCATGGCGTCCGCGTCGACCTTCCCGTCCCGGCGGACGTACTCCTTCACGTCGCCGTAGGCGTCACCCAGGACGGCCTTGGTCACGCGCATCATCGCCGAGGGCGAGGCGCTACCGTCCTCCATGGCGGCCAGCGCCTCGATCACCTCCCAGTCGGACTGGAAGACGGTCGGGTCAACGGCGACGGTGAGACCATCGACGGTCACCTCCACGATGCCGCCCCCCTTGGCCTCGGCCTCCTGGAAGTCCTTCGGCGTCGCGGCCCCAATCTCGGCGGCACGCTTCCCAGTCTCACTGGTCTTCTTGCTAGTCATGTCGGTCCCTTTCGGTGGTTGGCGGTCCCAGAATGTGGTGACCCTGCCCCGGCGCAGGGACCGACCATCCGCGCCGGGGCAGGGAGATAAGCGGCCGTTAGGCCGGGAGCAACGACTTCGCGTTGCTGTAGATCACGTAGTCGCCCAGCACCGAGAGCTTGTAACTCCAGGCGGTCAACTCGCCGACCTTGAAGGGGACCTCGCCGCGCTCACCCAGTTCGAGCCGGGGGAGGACGATCCGCATGCGGGTGCGGGCGTCGCCGGTGGATGCGGTGTCGAAGACGTCGAGGATGCCGGACAGGACGACGACCGTGCGCTGGGCCTTCGCCGTCAGCTTCGCCACATCGGTCTTCTGTGGGCCGGCACCGATCTGCTCCTGGATCTTCTCCGCCTTGGCGTTCAGGAAGCGGGTCACGATGTCCAGCTGCGACTCGAGCAGGGCAGCCTCGAGCCCCGTCTCCGAGGAGTCCATGAAGGTGCGGACCGTTCCGTGGCCCTGGTGCCCCTTGATCTTGGTCACCGAGTCGTCCATGGTGAGCTTGATTCCGTCATCGCTGATCCACCCGCAGTCCTTCAGCGCGGTAGGGATGGCGGTGGTGAGGCCCTGGATCTTGGTGGCGAGGGCGGGGTCGTAGGGGCCCAGGTAGAGGCTGTCGTCGTCAGACCCGAAGCCGAGTACGTTGTCGGCATTGGTAGTCATTGGTTCTCCTATGGATTCCGTGTGGTGATCTGGTAGGTGGCCGTCGCGCGGGCGGCCGTGATAGTCGGGTCGGGCGACTCTGCTGGGGCGTTCCCCGTGACCTTCGTGACCGGGTGGTCGTGGCCGGCTACGAGGGCGTTGATCGCTGCATCAACACGAAGGGCCAGGCGCATTGCCTGGCCCGTAGTTGGCGCGAAGGAATCGATGGTGACCTGCCCGGTAGACAGGACCCGCTGGTGCTGGCCCTGACCACCCGTGGCGATCACCAGCACTAGCGGCCCCGGCGGGTCACCGCTCTCGAAGGGGACGGTGGACACCACCTGCACATCGGTCAGGGCCGCCGTCAGGGCAGCCAACACCAAGGCCTTCGTGTCCCGAGACGTGCCAGCCATCAGCCATTCCCCCCGCCGTAGACGCGCTCCAGGACGTGCTTACGTGCCTGCCTCAGCCCCGCCTCACGGGTGCCGGCACGCACGTAGGCGCGGGCACGCGAAGTCGTCGAGGAGTGCACCTTGAAGCCCTCCCCCGCCCGCTCAGCGAGCCCCTTCGCGGCCCCGTTGACGGCTTCCTGCGCCTCACGGGACTGGAGCATCTGGGCGACGCCGGGCCCGTTGAGCCGGAACTTGATCTTCCCCATCAGGCACCCCCCGTCGTCTTCGGGTCGGTTGCGGCGTGGAGCGTGACCACGGAGCCCTTGGGCCAGCGCGCCGGGGCGCCCTCGACGCGGTACGTGGTGCCTGCGATGCGCAGCAGGTCCGATGAGCGGATATCCGGGTGCTTGCCACGCCAGTACAGGGTCGGCTGAGACACGACCGGCGCTGACCCGGCAGTGACCGGCTCCGACGTGCCGCCGGGGTTGAACAGGGCGGGCGGCAGGGGCGTCTCCACGACCGGTCCGGGGACAGCCTCACCGTACTGGTCGCGCCCACCGTCACCCGCCCTGAGCCTCGTCACGGCGACCAGGCCAGCGGCGATCACGGGGCCACCGCCGGAGCCAGCAGGTCCACCTCGAACGCCGCGCTACGGCGGCCGCCTAGTTGCTTCAGTTCGGCCGCCCGGAGGAAGAGGTCCCCCTCGGGATTCGAGTAGGTGTACTGATCGCTGAACGGCCCCGTCGTGTGGAGCTCACCAGACACGAGCCCGCGTGGCTCCGGCAGTCCGTCAGCCGCCCCCTGCTCGGCCTGGAGTGCGCGCTTCACGACCGCGCAGGTGATGCGCTTCAGCGTCCCCGCAGTGGCGTGCTGCCACCTTGGGGCGGACGCCTTGATGAGGTCCGTCGCATCCTCCAGGAGGACCGCGGCCCGCTTCCGCTCCTGCTCGCTCAGGCCACGCCAACGCGCCTCCAGGTCCTCCACCGTGGCGAAGACGTCAGCCATTCTTGCCCCGCTTCGGGGACTCCTCCTCGGGCGGAGCGGCGTCCTCGGGGGCTTCGGGCTCCTCGGGGCTGGTCTCGGCGTGCTCGCCACCAATATCGGCGGCGTCGATACCCCACTCCTCCAGCAGCGGGGCGAGAGCCTGCATCGTGGCCTCATCCACCTTGGTCACCCCATCCACGAACTCGACGTGCGGGGTAGTCACCAACAGCGACGGGTGCTTGTGGCAAGTGATCCTCATGATTCCCTCTCTCTCAGGGCCAGGCAGGGGCGCCCCACAGCACGCAGGGCGCCCCACAGCCGGTCAGCCAGCAGCCACCGTCAGGCAGCCGTGAGCCCTCTCGTTGCCGTACTCCAGGCCGATCTCCCCGTAGAGCTGCACGTCATCCGACGCACCGGTCTTCGCCAGGGGCTCCGCGAAAAAGTGGCCCTTGTCTGGGATCTCCATGAAGACCGGAGACAGCTGCTCCAGGGACGCGACGATCAGCTTCGTTGCCGGCACGTACCGGTTGAGCATGATGTTCAGGGCCCCGAAGTCGGTCTCGATGGTCTTCAGGTTGACGCCGCCGACGTTGCGGGACGCCTCCTGGTACTTCGCCTCCTTGATGAAGATGCGAGTCAGGGCGCGCTTCAGCGTGGAGTTCACGATGAGGGTGCGGGTCTCGCCCTCCTGGAGGCCGCCGCTGTTCCAGACCTTCTCGATGAGGTCAACGACGTCAGCCTCAGTGAGTTCGCTGGCCTTGTGGGTGGTGGTCGCCACGTTCGTGGTGATCGCCTCGATCAGGCCGCGAGTCTTGCGGGGCGTCTGGTTGTCCGTCGGCTTGGCGTACTTCCCCGTGATGAAGATCTTCTCGACGTCGCGGCCAATCTGCTTCAGCTGGGCGCTGATCTGGAAAGCCAGTTCGTGGGCAGGGAGGACGGTGCCGCCGATGGTGACAGTGGTCGCCCCGGTCGCCGGGGTTACCTGCTTGGTTGCGCCCTGCCGGGTGTAGGAGACGGACACGGCCTCCTGGTGGATCTCGGTGACGTTGGAGGCTGCGAAGCGCTTGCGGGCCTCGAAACTGGGGGCCTTCGCGCCCTCGGTGCGCTGGCGGCCGTCCTCGGCGTCGCGCAGGTCGTAGCCGGACCAGGACCACTCGGTCCCGCCGATTGACTTGCCGCCGGTCAGGCCGCCGATGGAGGACAGCAGGGGCGTGTCCTCGGGGCTGGCGGCGAACAGTTCGCCGACGTAGTTGGGGCATGAGTAGGTGGTTGCCATTCCGGTGATTCCGGGCATGGTCATTCCTTTCGTTCGTGATGGCTCATCAGTGGGAGCCGAGCTTCAGGGCCTTCAGGGAGGCCGTGAGTGTCCGGTCCCCGGCCGCTTCGGCTGCGGCGATCTGCTCATCGAGGGAGGCGGTTCCCGCTCCGGGCGGGTTGCCGTGGTGGCGGACGACCGGCTGGGCGGGGACCTCGGCGGGCTTGGCCTGCTCGGTGGCCCACGCCTTGACCTGCTCGGCCCAGGTGGCGGGGTCGTCTCCGGGGCCGGCGAGGATGTCGACGGGGACGCCCGTCTTGGCGGCGACCTCGGCGCGCTCCTTCTCGGCCCGCATCGCGGCAAGGTCGGCCTGGAGGGCGGCTAGGGTCTCGGCTTGCTTCTGGGCTTCGGTCTTGCCTGCGTCCTCGGCGGCCTTGATCTGGGCGGCGAGGTCGTTGGCGCGCTTCTCGGCCTCCTTGCGGGCGGCGCGCTCGGCGGCTAGGGCCTTCTTCCCGGCGTCCCCTAGGGCCTCGGTGGGCTCGCCCGTCGCGGGCACCTCCCCCGTGGTCTCGGTGGGCTCGGTCGGCTCCGTGGTCTCAGCGGCCTTGGCGGTCTTGTCCATTGGGTTCTCCCTCGGTGATTGGTGCCATCGCGGCACGACAAAGCCCCCACCATCGCGGCAGGGGCTCGTAGGTATGGTTGGGTCACTCGGCGGGCTGGATCCCGTCAGTGAAAGACTCAGGGGTGAGGCGGCGCATCTCGGCGGTGATCGCCTTGTCGTCGACAGTGGCACCGGATGCCTTCACGACGGCCCTGGCCTTGTCGTAGGTGGCGCGCAGGCCCTTCGGGTCGTAGCCGTGGATACGGGCCGCCTGCCCCTTCCACAGTGGCGTCGGGACGCAGGAGCAGTGATCGTGGTAGGCGTGCCCCTGCCCTGCCGTCGCGGCACTGGCGTAGACGAATCCCCGGCTGGCGAGCATCGAGCACCAGGCGCAGCAGCCACCGGGGCCGGGCACGCGCGCCCACCGAGGGTGAGCGGGGTCAGCGGCGACGTTGCGGTGCACCGTGTCCTTCCCCTGCTGCCCCACGAAGCGGGCCAGCGTGTGACCTAGTGTGGCCTGCACCCCGGACGGGTTCTCGCCCCACAGGCCGCCGACAGCCCAGCGGGTCGCCTGCGCCACCTGCTCATCCGACGGCCCATCAGCCATGATCGCCGAGTAGGGGCCGCCCACGGCGTCAGCACGCAGCCGCTCATACCACTCCGCGGCAGACGCAGCGGCCAGGTCCCCATACTGGGCGGCGATGGCCGGCATCACCACCAGGAGAGCGTCACGCGCCCTCTCAGGGCTAGACAGGTCCAGCCGGGCGAACGCGGCAGCCAGGGACGCCAGCGCCATCCGCGTAGCCTCATCCAGGCCACGAGACAGCCGCTCCAGGTCAGCCCGCGTCGCCACCGCTAGTCACCTCGACCGGGGCCTCAGCGGGCTCCTGCGGCGCTTGCTCGGCCGGGGTGGGCGTGGACGCCATCAGACGATCCAGCACCGCACCCGACTGAGCCCGCTTGATCTGCGACCTGATCCTGACGATCTGCTCAGCCGAGTAGCCCAACTCTTCCAAGGCCACGTCAGTCTGAGCAAGCTCCGGAATCGCGGAGATCTGCTTGACCACGGCGTCGGACTGGCTGACAACAGACGGCATGGCCGGGTTGCGCCAGCGGGTCGCGAGGTTCCGCACCTCGTCGTCCATCTCCGTCGCGGGGATCCCGTCACGCAGGCAGATCGCGTCCTGCACGATCCGGTTCAGGCCGTAGCCGATGCTGCGCGTGGTGTTCTGCGCCTCGATCACCAGGTCCTCCTTGGCAGCGTAGATCGCCTCGGCCGAGGAAGGGTTGTCCTGGACGATCCCGAGCGCGGAAATCGGTAGCGACGTCGCCGAAGCGAACTCCGCCGCCAGGGCGCGCTTCATCGCCAAGAACGGCTCCATCGACTGCTGCGGGATCACCTGCAAGGACGGCTTGTCCCCGTCCTCATCCTTCGGCAGGGACTTCAGGCGCCCCATGTACCAGGACCAGAGCGGCACCTTGTCGCCCTGGGCGTTCTGAAACATCGTCTCATCCGCGCCCAGCAGCAGCAGCGCCGGGGCCGCGTACAGGTCCGAGGACACCTCCGTGCGGAAGCCGGCACGTACCACGCGGTCCGTGATCGACATGACCTCACGGCTGATACGCGACCGCCCAAACGGGCGACCGAGCGCCGGCCGGTACGGAAGCGGCTCCATAGGGACACGCCCCAGAGAGTGATCCATACGGGCGACAGCCACCCACCCCCGGTCCCCCAAGGCCAGGCGAGTGACGTGCTCGGCCGTCAGCAGTAGCACCGACGTCGGCTTGCCGTTGTCGTCGGCGGAGTCCACCAGCAGGCCAGCCTCCAGGCCGCGACGCCTGACGTCCCACAGGCCCGTCGCCCACAGGGCGTCAGCGCCCGTCACAACCACGTCAGGATCCCCCGCGGCCGGGTCACCCGGCAGGGCCACCACGAACGAACAGCAGTAGGTCAAGGTGGCGTCCACGAGCTCGGGAACCAGCAGGTCAAAGCGGTTCTCGTGCAGCAGCGACATGGCCCCTAGGGGGTCCTCCTCGCCCGACGGCGACGTGACCCCATCCCACATGCAGCGCGACGCCAGCGACGTGACCGCCTTATCCGGCCAGCCACACACGATGTCCAGTTGGGACCTCATGTATGGAGGCACCGAGGCGCCCAGGAAATCCACAGCCACCTGCATGTCCCGGTACTGGCAGCGGAGAGCATTCCGTGAGCGCTTGGCCTGCCACTGCTTGATGAGGCGGGCCATGAGGGCGGCGTCATCCTCGGCCAGGCCGACAACGTCGGTCGGGACCGGGGCGTAGTAGGCCCGGAAGTCCATCACATCACCACCCCTACGCGACTGCCCAGTTCACGCGGCCGTCTCTTGGTCGTCTTCGCGGCCCAGTGGGCCAGTGTCAGTGCGTCCATGCCCGCCGAGGTCATCCCCTCCGGGGCGGTCCAGCCGAAACCGCCGCTAGCGCCGATCTTCCGGCGCGAGATGACGGCGGCCTCAGCCTCCAGCTCGGCGTCGTCCGGGTGCGACAGGGTGCGGTCCCGGATCGCTGCGTCCATCATGGCGTGCGCGCTGATGACCTGATCCGTCGTCGGCGTCCAAATCACCTTCGGGCCGAACCCCGCGGCACGGAGACGATCAACCAGGTCCCCCGCGCCACTCTTGCCGTCAACGACGATCTGCGCCCACCGATCCCGGTGCTCTAGCAGGTAATCCAGGAGCCAGGCGACGCCCTCACCCATGTTGCGGACGCCGTTGCTGGTGCACAGTTGACCGTAGACAGCCTCGGACTTCCGTTCAGGCTTGCGGCCCGCGCGAGCCAGGGCCACCGTAGAGCCATCCACCGAGAAACGGACGGCCGCGCACCAGCGCAACCCCGACGGCGGCTCATCCACCGTCAGCGCATTCCACGCCTCACGGCCAATCGCCTGAGACGCGACCTCCGGATCCCAGATCCCCATGCCCTCACGCCGGAACGACTCTGGCCCCAGCTGGCGCTTCATCCGCAGGATCGCCGACTCCGGCGTCCGATGCGGGTAGGAGGGGTTTCCTTTCTTCCACTGGCGGCGGTCTTCCGGGTCGGCGTCGTCATCTGCGCCTACCTCGACATACAGGCCATCGCGCAGGTCGCCGGCGAGCGCCTGCTTCCTGAACGTCGCGAACGCCTCGCTCGGGTCCGTCGGCCTCGGCGGCGTGCCCAAGCGCAGAATCAGTGGGTTCGGGGCCGTGTTGACCGCAGGCACCATGTCATCCAGAGCCCGCTGGCCGAGAATCTGCGCCTCATCGAAGGTGATGATGTCGACGCCAGCGAAACCGCGGCCGAAGCCGCCCTCACGGGCGCCGAACAGGATCCGGCTCCCATTGGTGAACTTGATCTGCTGCTGGCCGTTCGCTTGCCGAGGTCGGCCATCGATGTACGGGGCGATCTCCGGTTTCAGGGCGAGGCCCTGCATCGCCGCGAACGTCTCATCCGCGGTCCGCGTCCTGTGCGCCGTCCAGAGGACAAACAGGCCCTCCTGGAGGGTGCACAAAGCGAAGATGATCGCCCCGAAGGTGTAGGTCTTGCCCACCTGTCGCGGCATCGAGACCTGTACGCCGTCGATGCCGGCCGCGTACATGCCATCCTTCCGCTTCGCCAGGATCGCGCGCCCCAGCCCATCCTGCCAACGGTCAAAGCCGAGCGAGAAGAGCTTGCACCTGTCGCGCACACGCGGCCAGCCCGTGGACGTGATGCCCTCGGGCAGGATGAGGTGCTTCGCAATGTCGGACAGGCGGGGCTCAGATGTCGCCGAGCCCATCCTCATCCTCCGTCGCCTCAGTCGCCGTCTGACGCTCACGCTCCTCGCGAGCCAGGTCGATCTCCCGGATCGTCTTGTCCACCTCGAGTAGGCGGCGGGATAGGGCAGCCAGGTCGCGGGCCGGGGTGCTCGGGTCATCAATGGACGCTGCGAGACGCTTACGCATCGCCGCCATCACGTCCCTACTGTCCCCGTGCTCCGTCGCGTCCAGGACGCTCCCAGGGGCCTGAGGGGCCGTCTCGTCGTCCCTCACGGCGCGGAGCTTGCGTGCGGCACCCATAAGCACCCCCTTGGGAAAAAACAGTGGGGAGAGATGCCGCTATACCCACGGGGGTGCGAGAGCGGGGGGCGGGAGGGTATTGCCCCCCCTGTCCCAGCGTTTCTACGGCTACTCTACCAGGTTTCTGTGTCGGTTGTCTGTTGAATTCGGGCCACTGTGTGGCGTTTGCGTTTCGGTGGCCGTGGTTTTCTGCCGTTTCCTTTGCGTTGGTTGCATTTTCGGCAGATAATTTGGATGTTCTCTAATGAGTCGTTTCCGCCTCGACTGTGAGGCACGATGTGGTCGGCCTCAGGGCTACTAGGCAGTAGGCCAGCGTCCCAGGTGAGGCGGATGTGGCAGATGGGACAGTGCTCTAGTCCTGCTGCTCGTGCTGAGCGTTTGGCTGCTGCTGCGTTGTGGAGCCAGCGTGTGGTGCCGGTACGTGAGGTGGTCACGTGTCCTCCTCGCACGCGTGTGCGCAGGCCAGCGCCGTGGCTGCTGTGCTCACGGCGCTGGCCTCGCTTCTCCCCATTCCCTTCTCCCCAGAAGGGTAGGCAGTAGTGGAGCCCAGTCGTCTCGTGGACGGCTGGGCTCTGACAGTTTGCCTATGTTCGTATGATGCGCGTTTCAGTGTGGGTGTGCAAGTGGTGGTCACGCCTGGCGTGTTGCGGTTTGGTCACAGGGCGGGGGCTGCCTGTTGTGGGGTGCCCCCATTGTCGACCCCCCTCCCCCGTGTTGACGCCCCTGCCCCCTTGTTTGTTGGGGGTGTCCCTGTTTTGTGGGGGGGGTGGGGTGTTTGTTGCAGCCCCCCTCTTTGTTGTGGCCCACCCCACTGTTTGTGCGCACCCCCTGGGCTTGACCCCATTATGTATGCCGTCATACACTTAAGTCATCGGGAACGAACCCGACACACCAACTACATAGAGAGGAGGAACCGTGAACCAGGTTCTCACCATCATCGGCACGGTAGCGTCGGTGCTGGGCCTACTGGTCTCGCTGATCGCACTGCGGCTCACCTGGCCGCCGGACGGTAACGGCAAGCACCGGAAGTAAGAGACGGCGGGGATTGAAAATGCACCAACCATCTTCAACCCCCGCCCACCTGGTCAGGGTACATCCTCTCGGGAAGGAACACCATGACTGAGACCGGCCGCCGCCGCGTCGTGATCGCCTCGCTGGCCGTCGCCGTCGTCCTGGCCCTGGGTGGCGTCGTCGCCGCAACGACCACCGCGCTGGCGCCCTGGGTGATCTGGGGCGCAAGCCTCTGCGTCGCCGCCGGCAACCTGGCCGCCGCCTTCGCCCGCCGCAACAAGAACTAGCCACACCCCATCGCCCGCCCCGCCCTGGGGCGGGCACCCCCGGAAAGGAACCCCCCATGGCCCACTACAACTGGCACCCCGCCAAGTACTACGACACCCCCGGCGCTGTCCTCGCCACTGACGCCCCGGACGGTGCTCACATCACCTTCTTCCTCGACTTCATCGACGACGACGTGCAGGCGTCGTTCATGGTGCGCCACCCTGGCGGCTACTACTCGACGACGGAGGACCCGGCTCGCTGGCCCGAGCTGGAGGAATACGTGCCGATGGAGGAGTGGCCCGAAGAGATCTACGCCGGCGAGTACGGTCCGTCGGAGCGTCACCCTGACCCGGCGGTGACGAGGGCGGTCGCCGCCTACCGTCGGGCGATGCTGGACGACTGACCACCCACCGGTCCGGCCCTCATCTCGGGGGCCGGGCCTGACCTGGAAGGAGTAGCGATGAGCGCTGAGGATGTCCCGAGCTTGATGGAACTGGATCGCCTGCGTTGTGAGGTGGAGGCGGTTCGTGAGGCGCTGGCTGAGGTTGAGGATCGGCGTCGGGCTGCGGCGGTTGCTGCGGTTCGGGGCGGGAAGGGTAAGCGTCCGGTGGCGCTGGCTGCGGGGGTGACTCGGCAGACGCTGGACAAGTGGCTGGGAGACTGGAAGCGCAAGCGCTAGGAGAACACGGGAGGCGTCCCACCTGGATGGTGGGGCGCCTTCGTCATGTTCGGCGGTCCTGGTCTGGGTCAAGGTAGGGCAGGCGTACGACAATCGCGAGAGTCCCCCATATGGCCTTCCTGAGGGCATAGTCGAGTGTTTCTAGCGCCTCTTCTAGGTTGCCTTTCACCTCTTCCTCAGGCTCGACGTCGTTCACTTCATGTCTCCGATGGCGTCGCGGGCTTCGGTGAGCATGCCGATCACCTGGTCTATGGCCTCGGTGGCGTCGGCTACTGGCAGCCCGGCTGCGATGCCTCCGATGGCGGTGGCGTGCCCCATCATGGTGACGATGAGGCTTCTCTTCACGGACTCCTTGACGGATTCCTCAACGACGACGGCTAGCCCCGCCTGGATCATCTCTGGTGTCATGCGGCCTTGTCCTTCCTGCGTGCTGCGGCGGCGAGTAGGTCGCCGACGTGGTATCGGCCGTCTGTGTCGGTGAGGTGGCCGCGGTGTTTCCAGAGTCGGATAGTGCCGGGCCGCGTGGGGTAGCCCGCCTGGGTCAACAACCGGGCGCCTTCGTCGGGGGTGACTAGCCAGTCGGCGGCCGCCTCCAGGTGGCTCGCGAGGAGGGGCTGCAACTCCCACTGGGTGTCGCAGGCCGGGCAGCGCGCCCACGAGGACCCAGGTGTCGCGTAGATGGGCTGGTCGCAGGTGCCAGCGTCGCCCAGGTCGGTGAGGCACCTGCCGTAGAACCGGGCGTCCTCGGGGACGTCCACGAGCGTCGTGATCGCCCGGATGGCGGCCAGGACCTCGGGGATGAGGGCGGCTAGCTCGGGCCGGCCGGGGTGCGCGGACGCGCCCCTGAGCGCCCATGAGACCTCTGTCCACGTCTGCGGCGTGCCGATCCCGAGGAGGTCGTGCGCCGCCCACTTCCCCCACTTCAGTAGCGTCCTCTCGTGGGCGCTGGCGGCCTGGATGATACCGAGCCTCACCGGGGGGCGACTGCACGGGGTGGTGGCCGCCCCGCCGCCTTGGCCGCGCTTGAGCCCGGCCTTGGCGACGTCGAGGGCGCCCATGAGCGCCGCGATGCCCTGGGCGGCCCCGTCGAGCCGCCGGCAGGCCGTCACGCTCACAAACCTGTCCCCCCGCAGCGGCTCCCCCGTCACCGGGCAGGAGCGTGCCTCGACGCTCACGCCAGGAACCCCTCGGCGACGGGGACGCGGATCTCCCCACGCCACTCATCCAAGGGGGCGACCATGCTGTCGTCCTGCCCGTCGGCGACCTCACGGCGAATGAGGTCCGGGTTGAGGACGTCAGCGAGGTCCGCGAGCTTCTCCCCGCCGATGGTGACCTGCCCGTCACGGATCGCAAGGATGATCGCCGCCGGGTGCTGGTCAGTCATGGGTGTCCTCCTTCGAGTTGGCGGCCCGTTTGGCGGCGTAGCGGATGGCGTCGGCGATCTGCTGGACGGCCCGCTCCGACGCCGCTGCGCGCTCGCGGAGGCCCCTGATCTCGATGAGCGCGAACCACATGGCGATGCTCATGCACAGGGGCGCGAGGGATATCAGGATCCAGTGAATCCAGGCGCTCACTTGTCCTCCTCCTCGATGGTCTGGGCGGCCCAGGCGAGGGCGTACCAGCCCATCTCGATCAGGTCACCTCTCGGGCCGTCACTCATGCCGTCGTCGAGGCTGGTGGCGATGTCCCCGATGAAGGATGAGAGGACGATGAGGTCGGCCCTCACGGGGTTGCCTTCGGCCCGTGACCTGATCTCGGCGAGGGCGTCACTGTGTGGGTTCTCGAGGTTCGCCCAGTCGGCGCAGATGCGGGTGACCATGGTGAGTGGGGCGGTCTTGCGGGTTGCGCTCTGGACGCTGGCGAGGGCGTCTAGGAGGATTGAGAGGCGTTCCTCCTGAGTCGAGTCGGCGTCGACCATAGGGGCACCCTTGATGTCCTTGACTCTGGTGACGGCCCGGTCGAGGGCGCTGGGCTCGCCGGCGGGCAGGCATTCCAGGACGTCATCAATGGCGGCGCGTAGATTGTGGAGCGAGGTCTCACGCCCCCTCTCATCCCGGAGCCTCTTGAGCGCGGCGGTGGGGACGGCCGTGACCTCCTCCCACTCGCCGATGTCATCGGACGGAGCTTTGCGGAGAATTGAGTGCCCTGCGCGGGGGCCTGTCGCCAGGAGGTACTCGTCATCTCCGGTTCGGGCCGCCAGTGCGTCACGGACCGGCTCGTCGTACTCCCTCCCGCGGACAACTTTGATGAGGGGTGTTGTGGGCCAGTTGGTCATTTCGATTCTCCTGGGGTTACTGGGTTCGGATTGTGACGTCTTCTGCGGTGGCTTCATGGCCGCATTTCTTGCAGCGTATGACGGCTATTTGCCCCCAATGGACTCGGGTCGCGTGGTGCGGCCGGTCACTGTTCCCGACCGCGTGGAATTCGACTGTCACTTCCGGGTCGAGGTAGTGGTCGCCGCACCGGATTAGGTGCCGGTCGGGGTCGTATACCGCCATGTCAGCCTCCGATGATTGCGCGCCAGGTGGCGGCGATGATCCACAGGGTGGCGCTGATGACGGCGAAGGCTGCGGTGAGGGCGAGGATGATGCCGACGGCTTGGCCGAGGCGCTGACCAAACGTGGGGGTGGGTTTCATGGTCAGCCCTCCTTGCCGCTGGTCTTGATGTCAATGTCCGGGACCACCGTCTCAGGCCGGTAGACGACCTTGTAGTGGTAGGCGTCGGTCTTGGACGCCTCGGTCTGCTCCACCACGTAGGTCACGTTGTCGGACAGGCCCAGGAAGTGCTTCTTGAACTGGTTGTCGCCGACCTTGCAGGTGACCTCGAGCTGACCCTTGGAGTTGTCCTCCTTGGAGTCCTTGATGGAGCACAGGCCCTCGATGGTGAGGAGGTACTTGTCGGTGATGCCGTTGACGAAGGTGATGCGGCGGGTCACCTTGAAGTTGTCGGAGTCCTGGCTGATGTTCCAGGAGGCGGTGTCGGCAGCAGAGCAGCCGGCCAGGGTGAGGGCCGCCGTAGCGATGACGGCGGCGGCGAGATGGCGAGGTTTCATGGGTTCTCCTAGGGTTGATCGGGATTCTCATGAGCCGGTGTGGTGGCTAGCCCCGGCCCAGCAATCGGGGCCAGCCACCGGGTCATTAGAAGGGGGGCTCGCCGGGGTGGGCGCCCCCGGTCCCCCACGGGTCCTGCGCCGTGGTGGGGACGTTGCCTGAGCCGAACGCGGCAGGCTGCGCAGGCTGCTGGCCGAAGCCGCCCTGACCGCCCCCGCGGGGCTGGCGCTGGACCTGGGCCTTGGCGTAGCGCAGGGAGGGGCCGATTTCATCGACCTGCATCTCCACCACCGTGCGGTTCTCGCCCTCACGGGTGGTGTAGGAGCGCTGGACCAGCCGGCCCTGGACGATGACGCGCGTGCCCTTGGTCAGCGACTCGGCCACGTTCTCCGCGGCGTCGCGCCAGATCGAGCAGCGCATGAACAGGGTCTCCCCGTCCTTCCACTCGCCGGCCTGGCGGTCGAAGGTGCGCGGCGTGGAGGCGACCGTGAAGGAGGCCACCGCTGCCCCGGAGGGCGTGAAGCGCATCTCAGGGTCCGCGGTGAGGTTCCCGACGATGGTGATGATGGGTTCTCCGCTCATGCTGCGGCGGCCTTCCAGACGAGAACCGCGATGGGGGCGACGACAGCAACAGTGGCGGTGAGGTTGGTGATCGCAGCCGCGATCGGGCGGCGTTTCATCTCGCCGCTTCCTACGATCTTACGGATCGCCTCGGTCTGGGTACTGATGATGGCGATTGCCCACCAGCAGAGGACGCCAATGAATGACGCCGCAAGCAGGGCTAGAATGGTGGATACGGGCATTCTCTTTTCCTTCCTGGGGTGCTGTTCATATTCTGACGTTTTCGCTCGGGTTGCGCGAATCGAGACACGCCGGGGCGAGATATGCTGCGATCAAATCCTCGTCGAAATCAATCAGCCGAATCGGAATGATTTCGCCATCATCGGCCGCCCACGGCGGGACGATTCGAGTGCGACCGGTCATCGTTCCTCCATATTTGACAGAACCGTGACCTTTTCGGCTAAGATCAAAACCTGGAGCGCGACCAGGCCGTCATCAAACGGGACTATCTGCGGGTTCTCCCGGACGAACCAAGGAAGCCGGACCCCATCAATGATGATGCTGCTACCGGAAACGGCGACCTCCTTAGCGAGCCGCACGTCGTCGGCCTGGGCGGGGCTGTCTCCTGGCTTGGGGGCTGTAAGGGTCATGATTCCCCCTTAGGGGTGTAGATGATGGTGTACGGCGCCCACCTCGGACTGAGGGTTTCTCGGAGGTCATTAGCCCCGCCGACAAGCTCCCATATTCCAGAGCCGGTGCGCTGCCATGCGTCCTCGTCGACATCGAGTACCACGGTACCGACAGGCAGATCGCTGCCGTACCCATCCACTGGGTGCCTGTCTGCGGCTTCTTTCAGGTTGTCGATTTCCTCTTCGAGGTCGGCGATGTGGTGAATGAGCGCGTAGACGTCTTCGATCGCCCCCAAGTAGGAGCCGGTGTGCTCGTATTCCCTGAGCTTGGCGGCGATAGTGGTCGTGGTGCTCATCTCTCCTCCAGCGTTCTGATCGTGGAGTTGAGGTGGTAGTTCTCTTCCCGGAGAGTGGAAATAGTGTCCTTGAGGTCGGCTATCCTGTCCCGACACTCGTCGGCGTAGTCCAAGAGGTCCTCGATGTCGTCGGCCATGGCTTCGGTGTCCCCGGGGGTCACTCCTCCGTAGCCCTTTCCGTCTCGGTAGGCGTTCAGCGCCTTACAGATGTCCTTGGTGTTCCAAAGCCAGGGGTGCCGGGTGGCTGGGGTAGTCATTTCATTCTCCTTAGGGGTCACTGGAACATGGGGCAGACGCGCTTGTGGGATCGGATGTTGTTCTCCAGGTCCCGGATGCGCTCATTCGCCCAGTCGAGTTGGTAGCGGGTGTTCTCGGCGTCAGCCTGGGCCTCGTCACGCTCCCTGAGTGAGGAACTGATGCTTGGGCCGCCCAACCCTGCCGGGTCGCCGATCATCTCCCGCTCCTCGTAGACCTCCAGCTCCGCTATGCGGACCTGCATCTCCTCCCGCTCTCTTTCAAGGGCGGAGGCAGTCTCGGCAAGTTCATTGACGGCCTGTATCGCCTCTTCATGGCGGCCTGATTTGATGAGGCTGGCGATCAAGTCGACGGTGTTCACCGGTCCTCCGATCGTTCGTTCCCACCCTGGTATCGCACGAGCCAGGCGAGGGCGAGTGCCCCAACCTGGGTGACCTCGGCGATGGTGTCGGCGTTGTGGCCCGTGCTGTTGGCGTTGTCGTAGGTGAGGGAGGCGGCGACCTCCCCCACCTCCTCCGCCAACGCGTAGAACCGGGTCTCGTCCGTGTGGCCGTCCGCGTCCAGGGTCATCCCCGGGTGCTTAGCCGCGGCCCGCTCGTACTCGGCGACGAACGCGGCCGCCGGATCCTCGACATCGAGGTGGATCAGTAGGCCGGCGGCGGCTTTGGCGACATCGCGAAGCTCGCTCGCAACCTGCTCCTCGGTCCACGCATAGGGGCCGATCCAATCGTCCCTCTCCTTCTGCCAGGCGATGCAGCAGACGCCAGCGCCGGCAAGTCCTGTCGCCTCCATCATGTCGGCGACGTAGGAAATCGGGTTTAGCGTCGTCAAGACGGGCTCGGTGACAGCCAGTTTGTACTGTTCAGCGATCGGGTGGGTCATTGGTGTTCCTTCCGGTGGGTGTGGGTGGTGAGGATGAGGGTGATGAGGAGGATGGTCATGCCGCCTCCCGCGGGTGGTTGGGGAAGATGACTTCGCCGTCCATGTCGTCGGTGACCTCCCAGCCGAGGCGGCCAGCGATGGAGTGCGCGACGCTAAGGAGGGTGACGCACCGGTCCATGTCGTCGGGACCTTCGGGGAAGTCGATCCGCGCCTCACAGCCGGGCCAGTCACAGGACATCGACACATAGGCCCGCCGAACCGGGACGACCTGGATCATCGCGACCTCGCCTCCACCAAGACGTACCCCAAGCCGAGGAGGGAGACAGTGCAGAGGTAGGAGAGCCCCAGGCTCGCTAGCCCCTTCACCCACATCGCGACCGCTAGGGTGCGCACCAGCATGGCGAGGGCAATGAACGCGCCGAGCACGCACACTGCGACGAAGGCAAACAGGCAGAGCGCCAGGAAGTCGCGTGCGCGCATCTCACTGCCCCCCGTCCTGGAAGAGGTCGGTGGGGTCGGGGTACTGCTGGGGCTGCTCGACGGCCGGCGTCAGGCGGCGACCACCGCCGTCCACGCCCAGGTCGCGCATGAGCCCGTCTACCGTGAACCCCTGAATCGGGAGGTGCTGGCCCTGGGCGGCCTTCACTTTCAGTGACCGCAGCCCCGTCAAGTAGGTCTCCCCCGGGGCCCGCATCTCCACGGTCCCCGTCACCTCGAACGGCAAGGATTTCTCCGCGCGCACCTTCCACGTCTTGTCCGTCGTCGGCCGGCCGTTCGCCATCACCGTCACCTGCTCCAGGCGGGCGGTTACGAGCACGGGGCCGGGGTGCGAGTTCAGGGCGGTCACGAGCTTGCGCCACTGCCGCTTCGCCGTGTTCCACTGGTCGATCGTCATGGACGACTTGCCGCGGCGGATGGTGACCGCCTCCTGCTCGCCGATGAGCATGTCCCACACGTTGGTGATGGAGTCAACGACGATGCAGTTCGGCTTCCCGCCGCGAGTGGGTTCGGCGCTGGCGTCTCGGACGGCCTGGAGAATGGACTCCATGGTGCCGTCATGCTCGACGATCTCGTACCGTGCACCCGGCAGGGATCCGTACATGTCGGCGTCGGATTCGCCGACCTCGATCCAGAACGTGCGGCCAATGAGGTCACTCGCGCTGAACGCGGCCGCGGCGTAGGACTTGCCGGACTTCTCCGCACCAGCGAGGAGGAGGAACGGCCAGGAGACCTGCCCGGTCGGCTTGCGTGTCTTGAGAGCCATGGTCAGTCCTTGTCTGAGTCGAGGTAGTAGGCGGGGGCGGAGATTTGGTGGACTTCGGCGGGGATGCCAGGCCAGTCCCCCGATTCGAGGCAGTCCCGGTACAGGCGCAGCGCCTTGTCCACCTTCGTCTTTCCGAGGTCGTCGAAGCTCCAATCCATCTCGCAGACGCTCACGAGGTATGGGGGGCGCTTGGAGACGACGACGTGGAGGAAGCGGGCGTCCTCGCTGGTGAGGTCACGCCAGATGCGCCGGTACCAGGCTCGCTGCACGTCGTAGCCGTAGCGGGCTGCCGCCCTCGTGAAGGCGTCGGGCTGGGCGTCGTCCGTGGTTTTCAGGTCCACCAGGACGTGCGCGCCGTCCCCGCCGGCGGGGGGCATGATCCAGTCCAGGCGGCCGCGCATCCACACACCGGTGCCGGCGTCCTCACTGAACACGCTCACCTCCGGGTCTCCGTCGGCGAAGATGCGACGGCACAGGGGGTGGTCGGTGACGGCGGCGGCGCAGTCGTGGATGGCGTCGTAGACGTCCTCCTTCAACGGGATCCCGCCCTCGTTGCGGACGGCCTCAGCCCACTCTCGGGCCGCCTTCGTCCCCGTCGAACCGGACGCGGACAGCACGTCCTCCGGGTAGCACTCCAGGTGCGCGCCCACGCCAAGCACGAGCGAGTGGACGGCGCTCCCGAAGTCGAACTCGGGGCGGGGAGCCCTCGGCGACTGCCGGTAGTGGTGGAGCAAGGCGGGGGCTTCCAGGAGGAGCTTGGCCTCAGTGGAGGACAGGGAGCGGTGCCCGGTCGGGTCTGCGTGGTAGACCCGCTCGTCGAGGTCGCGGTAGATGCCCGGTTTGGTGACGACGGCGGTCATAGCGGGTAGGTCCTCACTCGGGATGGCATAGGGGCTGGGGAGACGCACGGGTGGCCGGCGGCCGCCAACTCGGCGACGGTGGGGTTCCGGCGCGGCTTGGGGCGAGGCTTGATGCCCTGCCGCCTGCGCCTGGCTTCGGATCGGCGGGCGTTGCCGCACTTCGAGCAGCAGCCTTTCCCCTGGTGGGGGCGACTGCCGGGCCAGTCTTCGACGTCGGCGCTCCGGGGGCGCATGAGGACCCCGCAGGCGACGCAGTGCTGGGGGATGCCCCAGTCGATTCTGCGGCTCACCGGTCGCCCCTCTCGGTGATGCGGATGAGGGAGTGGTCGCGGCGGATGAGGCCGGTGGGGAGGGAGCCGACGTGCTCCCACCCGTCGCGCTCGAGCTTGCGGACCTTGCGGCGGCCGATTGGCCCCCAGGTGGGGATCCACTGGGACTCGTAGAGGACGATGGTGCTGGTGTCCATGGGTGTTCCTTTCGGGGAGGTGGGGGGTTAGAGGCCGTTGGTGAGGGCGTCGGCATCGACGCTGAGGAGGGTGGCGAGCGAGTCGAGGAGGCGGGCCCGGTGTGCGGCGTGCTGGCCGAGGGCGCCCCAGGGGGTGCGGGCGTCGATTCGGCCGGCCCCGCGGCGTTGCCGGTCACGCTCATCGAGGGCCGCGGCCTCTGAGTCCTGGTAGTCGGCGCAGGCGCACAGGAACTCGGCTGCGTCACCGACGTCCACGCCGTCGCCACCAACGTGGTCGAGGCGGGTCACAGGGCAGCCACCCATGCGAGGTAGACGGCGGACTTGGCTGTGAGGTAGGAGGACGGCATGGTGGTGTCCTCGCTGGGGGTGGCCCATACGCCGCCGTCTTCGTCGTCGATTCGGGTCCAGGCCCGGCCGTACTCGTCGCGGACGACGGTGCCGTTTGGGAGGGCTCGCAGGTCGTCGGTGTACAGGCGGGCGAAGACTCCATCTGAGGCGGTGACGGCGCGGAGGATGGACTGGAGTTGGGCGATCTGGTCGGCGTCGACCTCCTTCTGGCAGAGGTCAGCGAGGGTGGAGGCGGCGTTATCTGCGGCCGTCTTCCACTGGTCGCGGTAGAGGTTCACCTGGCTCTTGAGCGTGGCGATGGTGTCGCGTTGTTCGCGGACGGTCTGAGCGAGGGCCTGCTCGCTGAGGCTGGGCTCCGCGGCCTGTGTGGCAGCCTTGCGCTGGTCGGCGGCGAGCATGAGGAGGCTGATCGCTCCGATGGCGTCTCCGCCGCTGCGGTCGAGGAGGTCGCGGGCCTTGCTGGCGTAGGTGGCAGCCGCGTCGTCGCGGACTTGGGCGCAGGTGGCGAAGTCGCTGCGCACCGGTTTGGGGTAGAGGTTTTCGATCCTCATTTTTCATGGTCCTTTGTTCTGGGGATTGGGTGGGTTGGGTTGGGGTGCCCGCGTTACCCATATGGATAACTTAGTGCTCCATATGGAGCATACGCAAGCCAGAGACGTCCCGGTTATCGAATCGTGACGACAGGGGTGCGGAAGCGTTCAGCGCCCCTCAGGCGCCCCAAAAACGGGTGACCCTACACGGACACAGACGAAGGGGCGCTAGGCCGCCCTAGGAGCCTTACGCGCACGATTCGGGGCACTCCTGGGGCGACCGCCACCCCCAGGGTGCGACGAACGCGCCAAAGCAGCCAGCACCTCACGAGCCCGAGCCGCCCCATCACCCGAAGCCTCAGACGACGGCGCAGCCGTCAACTCCGCCACCGGACGGGCCGGCGGAAGCGCGTCAGCCCAAGGCACACGCCCCGCACCCAGGGCGTGATCCATCCGAGCCAGCACCTCCGGCAGCGGCGTTGATGGCTCCAGCTCGGCCACCTGTGCCGCCTGCGCCAGCGCAGCGCGCCCATGCCGGTCCGCGTCCACGTCGGCAGCCCCGTTGCCGATGGCCCGCAGGAAGCCCCGCAGGTACGCCGACTGCTCGAAGCCGCTGCGGCCCTCCGTCGGCAGGCTGTGCCGCTCACGCCAGGCCCGGATCCGCTCACCCCGGACGGCCTTCGCGGCCCGGTTCACGTGCTGCGGCTTCGCCGCCCCGTAGGTCTCGACGTCCCCGGACGCGACGCGGCGCACAGCCTCCGCAAGCACCTCGTCGGTCATGTCCTGGTCCAGGAGCGTCATCCAGGCGCGGATCCGACGCTTGCCGCCCTCAGCATCGACGATGCCGGGCAGCATCCCGGCGTCCACGAGAATGCCGATCGCCAGGCTCACACCCGTCGCTGTAGCCATCACAAGCCCTCCTTCGCGAACTGCTCGGCCAGGTCGTAGAACACCTGGCCGCCCTGCGGCCGCCCCTGCGGGCGTTGGGCTTGGAGGCGGAGGGTGTCGAACTTCTGGCGGAGCTTGGGGACGCTGAGGACGTTGGCGCGCCAGAAGTCGTTGCCCTCGGCCCAGTCGATGATGCGGGTGATCTCTTCGACGGTGCGTCCGTCGCGGTCGATCATGAGGCGGGCCTGTGTGCGCCAGGCGGCGGTGATGCGTGGGGTGCGGCCGGTGCGGCGGTTGACGCTTGCGGCCATGGCGTCGCAGACGGCATCGACGTCGGGGCGGGGGTCTTCGACGGCGCGCAGATCGGCGTCGCCGATCGCATCACTGTTCCCCTGTTCCCCTGTTCCCCTGTTCCCCTGTTCCCCTGTTCCAGGCGCGAGGGCGTCGGAAGGCGTCGCGACAGTTTCGCGAATCGTCGCGACGGTTTCGCGATTGGCGTCGTTCTGCGGGAAAGTGGTGGCGCCCCCCTCTTCGGGCGCGGGGATGCGTGACGCCTTCGGTTTATCTACCCGCTGGTGCTTACTCCAGCCTGTTACTAGGAGATAGGTCCTAGATGCGACGGTGTAGCGGAGGATGAGATCTGCTTCGGAAAGCCTCGCGAGACCGTCGCGAACCTTCGCGACAGTGTCGAGAGGGTTCGCGACCATGTCGTGTGGGTACAGGGCAGCCACGATCAGCGCGATGTCATCCCGCCCCCGACCGTGGTCATCCACGTAGGACCAGAGCCCAATGAACAGCAGGCGGTCACTATCCGACAGGGCCGCAATATCCGGGCTCGACCAGAACTCCGGCTTGATGCTCCGAATCCTCATCATTTCCTCCTAGTATTTATTACGGGGCTGGTTTGCATGCGCCAGGTGAAGGCCGCCCACGCCTCGTCGTCCCACGCCTGCGCGGGGTCGGCGTCGGCGGAGGCGACTCTCGCCGCCTCGTAGGAGAGGGCACACATGCGCACATTCCAGGCGTCGGGTGCCCCATCGTCGAAGAACAGGTCATAGGGCGTCCCCACGTAGTCCAGGAGCTCGGACACCCATTCCTGGAAGTCGTCGCCGGTGTAGTAGCTGTTGTTGAAGTAGCCGAGCCATCTCAAGACATGCGGAATCGCGTCTTGGCAGGGCTGGCATTCCCGCCAGTTCCAGATCATCCCGTCTGCGACGACCGTAGATTGGCGGTACTGCTCGCCCTTGGGGATGCGGCGGCGGCAGTCGTCGCACCGGACACGGCCACGCGACCGGGGGGACCTCTCGTGAATCACCTCGGTCATGGCGATCAGATCCCATCCACGACTGCGAGGCGTGCGGGTAGGTCGATCTCGTGGTCCGCGTACCCGTACTCGTTCGCTGGCGTGACCCAATCGCCGTACCCGCGAGTGAACACCGTGTCGTAGGCGTCGAGGATGGCTGCCCCGGCGGGTGTGCCACCGACGTCGGCGACACTGGTGAGGAACTGGCCGGTGAGGTGGTCCTGCGCCTTCGAGATGCGGACCATGACGCCGACGGGGTGTGCGTCGTCGGCGTAGCGCTTGACCGCGGACCATGCCACGATCCGGGAGTCATCACGCAGGACGCCGGGGCGCTTGTATGGGGCGAGGGCATCCCCGATAGCACGCTGGAGCTTGTCCAGGTCAGGCTTCATCTGCGCGTGCTTGCGGGACTTGGGGGCGCTCTTGGGGCGTGGGAGCCGGAACTCGGCCCATACCTCGACTGGCCCGTCGTAGCGGGGTTCCCAGTAGGCGGCCTGCGCAGCGGCTTCGGCGGCGTGCGCTACCTTGATGCGCCACGCGTCCAACTCGGGTCCGCGGTCGTGGGTGACGACTACACGCTGACCAGACGCGAACGCGCGCGTGGAGCCCTCGGTGATCGGCTCACCGGGGACGAAGAAACTAAACGAATCCATGGTTGAGTGCCGTTTCTGCTAGGTGGTTGACTGCGTGTGCTGCCTGCTGGGGGACGACGCCGTTCCCCAGGGCTTTGAGTGCCTGCGACCGTGAGAGCCCAGGCGTGTCCGTGACGTGCGCGGCGTGGAGGCCCATCATCCATTCGACGAACCGTGGGGAGAGGACGTCCCCGCCACGGTGGCCGGTCTCCGTCGGCGGCGGGGCCTCACGCCCCGTCACCTCCTCCCACCGGCGGATCGCCGGCGCGTACTCCAGCCAGGGCGAATGACCAGGCGTGCGACGGCGGTCTGTAGGTTCATGCCGCCGTCCCCGTGTTCCCCTGGGCCTGTCGCGCAGGACGCGGAGGGTGTCGGCAGCGTCGGGGCGCCACGCGAGGACGAAGACCCGCTCCCTGCGGTGCGGGGCTCCGACGTCGGAAGCTCGCACAGATGTCCACGCCGCGTCATACCCGAGGCCGGCCAGGTCTCCGACCACACGTCCGAGAGCCCGGAGAACAGGTCGGTCTGCCCCCCCTCCCAGACGTCCCGCACCGGATTCCAGACGGCTATAGGCGGCCGCTGAGCGGGCACCGGGGACGTTCTCCCAGACGACAACATGGGGTTTGATCTCCTCGATGGCGTGGGCCATGGCCTCCCAGATTCCTGAGCGGGTGCCTGGCCTCATTCCGGCGCGGTGACCGGCGTTGGATAGGTCCTGGCAGGGAGTGCCCCCTGCGATGACATCGACGGGCTCGATGGTTGCCCAGTCGATGCGGGTGATGTCCCCCAGGTTGGGGGCGTCGGGCCAGTGGCGGGCGAGGATCCTGGAGGGGCCGGCGTCAACGTCGGCGACCCACCGGGTATCGACGTCGGTCAGGAGACCCAGGCCGAGGCCGAGGCCGCCATAGCCCGCACAGATCTCTCCGAGCTTGATGGTCATGCCATCTTCCCCTGCTGCTTTCGGCACCAGGCCCAGAGGCCGCCGTGGGGTTCGGCTGCCTGTTTGCAGGCGTCGCAGGTGACCTGCTCGTAGCGCATGGCGTAGACGCGACCGCGGTCGTGTGGCTGGCGTAGGAGGGTGAGGAGGTCGGCCCCGCAGGCCAGGCCCATGTTCGGCATGAGCGCGTGGACCATGGCCGGCTGGTCTGGCTCCAGGAGGTCGAGGAGGCTGGGCTGCATCATGGGTCAGAAGAGGGGGATGGTTTCCATGGCCTCCCCGTCGCCGGGGGCCTGGTGGGCGGTGGCGCAGTCGGGGCAGGTGAGTGGGTTGGTGAGGTCGGCTTCCTCGATGGGCTTGCTGCGTAGGGCGAGCTTGGACTCGCTCTCGACCATGGCTGAGCCTTCGCAGATGCGGGTCACCGTGTAGTAGCGCTGGCCGAGGATGACGGCGGCTTGCTCGACGTCGACGATGTGGTGGCGTATCGCCCCTAGGAAGAGGATCCTGCTCACGACTCCTCCTCCTGCCAGAGGCCGCGCTCGGCAGCCAGCGCCGCACACACGGCCTCGAAGGCGAGGGTGCGGAGACGGTAGACGATGATCACCCTGCTGGGGTCGTAGCCCCGGTGGTGGCAGCATGCGGCGTCTCCGAGGGCGCTGAGGATCCAGCCGATTCGCTCGGCAGGGTCCATGCCCAGGTCTCGACCGTCAAGCTTGTAGTCGACCATCTTCAGGATGGGTGCTAGATAGCCCTCTGGGTCCCGTTCGCTGAGGCCCTGGAGGCATCTGGCGGCGACGAGGGTGGCGAGGTTCTTCACCTGGTCGCTGGGTGGGTGACCCTCCTTAGCGCGTTTGGCGGCGGCCGCCCAGGAGGCGCATAGTTCGGCGACGTCGCGGGCGAGGCTGGCGAGGGGCTTCCCTGGCGTGCCCTCTTCTGTCGTCCAGAACTTGCTGACTACCTGTCGAGCCCGGTCGGCATGGGCAAGCATGGTCTCGAAGTCGGCGCGGCGCTGAGCCATTGTCAGGGCGGTCATGCGGCGGCCCTCCCCTGCTTGGTGAGGGTGAGGAGTCGGGCCTTGCGGCCGGAGAGGGTCAGCTCGAAGCGGCCAGTCTCCTCGATGAGGCCCTTGTCCTGGAGTTCACGGACGGCGGTGCGGGCGCGGGATGGGGACAGGACGCCGGCCGTGAATCGCTCGACGTCGGCGAGCGTGAATGCCTCGGGGGCGTTGGAGTGGCGCACCCGGTTCAGGACGACGGCCTGCGAGGTAGTGGCGTCTGCGATGCTGTCGGCCGCCCACTGGCTGGTGACGGTGTCACCAGCACGGACTGAGCCGCGCTCGCGGGGGTGGATGGTACTGGCGGTGGTCATGCTGCTTTGGCTTCCTGGTCGTTGTGATGGGGGTGCTGGGGCTGCTGCAACTGGCGGGCTTCGGTGTCGTCGGCGTAGCGGGCGCGGAACTCCAGGGTGAGGACGGGCATGATGCCGTGCTTGACGGTGGCTCTGGGCTCGCTGGCGAGGACCATGCCGAGCGTGCGCAAGAGGTCCATGAGGTCGGCGATGGCCTCGTGCTTCTGGTGGACGACGGGGACGGCGGAGAGCATCTGCCAGCGGAAGGCGTACTCGCCGCGCCCGAGGGGCGTGAGCATGGTGAGGGATGCGGTCATGGGGTGGTCCTTTCTGGGGAGTCGGGGGGGTCAGGCTTCGGGGAGGCGGTCGATCCACGCCTCCAAGTCGTCCTTGCGGATGAGGTACTTGGTGCCGGCCATTCGGGCGGGGAGGTGGAAGTCGGGGTCGGTTGCCTTGACGGCTTTGCGGATGTAGTCGACGGACAGGCCGGTGACTGCGGCCGCGCCGCTGAGGGTGTAGGTGAGGATGACGGTCATCGGTGGGTCTCCTTTTCGGCGTGGATGGTGTGGGTGACGGTGGCGGCGGTGAGGGCGGCGGCGAGGAGGAGGACGCCCGTGTGGTGGCCGACGGCGACGCTGAGGGCAAGCTCGGTGAGGATGGCTGCCGCGGCGAGGGCTGCGAGCGCGTAGGTGGTCATGCCGCTACCGCCTCGGCGCTGAGGTGGCGGCGGCTGCTGATGAGCCAGCGGCCGACTCTGCGGCTCGTGGACTCGTAGGTGTTCCCGCTGCGGGTGTAGACGGTTGTCGCTTTGAGGCCGAGGAGGTCTGCGAGGGCTTGGGCTCCGCCGTCGTAGGCGATGAGGTCGATGGTGAAGCGGCCTCCGGCGTGGGCGAAGATGTCGACGTTGCGGATGTCGATGCAGTTGCGTTCGGCCTCGGCGATGAGGGCGTTCACGAGGGGGAGCGCTTCGCTGATGGGGTGCTGGGTGCTGGGGTTGCACATGGGATGTTTCCTAGAGATGGTGGGGGGGTAGGTTGGGGTTACTTGGTGGCCTGCGTGAGGAGGTCGGTGGGGGTTGTGTTGAGGGCTCGGGCGAGGCGTTCGGTCTCGTCGATGGTGAGTCCGTGTCCGTTGTTGTGTAGGCGGCGGTAGAGGGTTGGATAGGGGATGCCGGTCTTCCGGCTGGCTGCGGAAACCGAGAGGTTGGATTCGTTGAGTTGGTGGTTCAGGACCTCCGCGAGGCGGGCGGTCATCGGTGAGTTACCCATATGGATAACTTAGTGCTCCATACGGATCACTGGCAACTTCCTGGGAACCGCGTTACCGAAATGCGACCTTGTGCTCCATATGGAATAGTGAACCCATGGCCAACATCGACAAGGACCCCACCAAAGGGCTGAACGCCGCCGTCGCCGCCGAGCTCCGGGCCGAGCGAGTCGCCCAGGAAGTCGCCTTCGATGATCTCGTGGAACGCGTCAGCCTCTCCAGGGCCACAACCTGGAGGCTGCTCAACGCCGAGCGCCTCATCACCATCGAAGCCCTCGCGGAGTTCGCCGGAGCCCTCGGCGTCAGCGTCCTGGAGATCGTCGAGCGCGCCGAGAAGCGCCTAGCAAAGAAGACACCCCCCCCCGCCGAAGGGGGCACCGCGCCCTAGCGATGGCGTAGCCCCCTAGAGACACAGAGAGGCCCCCACCATCATGGTGGGGGCCTCAGTGCTGGAGTGCTGGATCGGTCACGCGGCTCCGAAGTTCAGGGGCGCCTTCCCCTTCCGGGCGCGGCGCTCGTTGATGAGGTCGCCGGTGGTCTTCTGCCACCACTTCTTCGGTGCAGGCTCGGCACCCTCGGCCGGCTCGGGGGCGGGGGTCGCGGGCGCCTCGGCCTCCCGTGCGGCGTACTCCTGGCCGCGGGCGACGGCAACCTTGGCGCGCTTCACAAAGGCCACGGCAGTCCGATACTCCTTCGCGCCGATCTCGTAGGCGTAGGCATTATCGACGGTCTCGATGACGATGAACTTCGTGGCATCCACCTTCTTCTTCGCGGCGAGCGCGAAGACGCCGATGAGGGCGACGCGGGTCGCGGTGATCCTCTGGCTGGCCTCCTTCCCGTCTTCGACGGCGATGTCGACGACGTCGGTGGCGGGGATGTCTGGGGTGAGGAGGCCAGGGAGGCCGATGGTTCCGTTCGGGGCGACGTGGATAGTGCCGTCGTCGGTCTTGATGCAGGCGGCGTCGAGGAGTGACATGGGGTTTCCTTTCAGGGGGTTGGGGTGGAGGTGAGGCCGAGGCGGGGTGCCACGGCTTCGAGGGCTTGGCGGGCCTGGTCCAGGTCGGCGTGCTGGTAGCCCATCGACGTGGTGATCGCGGTGTGGCCCATGATGGCGATGACGACGGTGGCGGGGACTCCTGCGGCCATGAGGAGCGTCGCCGTCGAGTGGCGGGCCTCGTGGACGAGATAGTAGCCGCCATCCTCCTTGTGGACGCCGGCGACGTCCTGGAGGGCGCGCCACGCCAGCCTGTCGTCCTTCTTCGACCAGGGGCTGCCGTCGGGGCGGGGCCACACGAGCCCGTAGGGGGAGGTCGGGCACTGGTCGCGCCAGGCCGTCAGGGCCGCGGCCATCCACGGCACCAGGGGCAGGACGCGCGCGCCGGCCTTCGTCTTGGTCGGCCCCAGGTAGTAGCCGTCCACCAGGTGCTCATAGACCACGCCGTCGGTGCCGGTGACATCCTCGGCGGCGGTCATCTCCACGAGCTGGCGGTCTACGGTGAGAGTGCCTTCCTTGAGGTCGATCCGGTCCCAGGTGAGGCCGAGGCATTCGCCTTGCCGCATTCCTTGGAGGAGGGCGGCGACCCACCTGCTGGCGTCCTGCTCGGTGGCGAGGCGGCGGGCGCGCTGGGTGGGGAGGCTGGTGGAGTTGGGGAGGGGTGTCCAGGCGTCCTTCTCGGTGGCGGCCTTGAGGAGGGCGGCGGCTTCGGCGGCGGGCACGGCCTCGCGCGTGGAGGCGGCGGCCTTGGGCTTGGGGGCGAGCATCACGGAGTCGGGGATGCGGTGTCCTTCGACGATGGCGGCCTTGAGGACCCGGTGGAGGATGAGTCGGACGTAGCGGATCGACGTCGTTGATCGGCCGGCCTGCCTCATCCCGGCTTCCATCTTGCGTAGGTCGGTGACGGTGAGGTCGGCGAGGCGGCGGTGCCCGATGGTGGGGGTGACCCACTTGCCGAGGAGGGCGAGGTCGTTGCTGTAGGTGCGGGGGCGGGCGGTGCGCTTGTAGCCGGGCGCCCAGGTGTCGATCCACGCCTTGAGGGTGGTGCGGGGGCTGACGATGGTGGCTTGCTGCTCGGCGAGGACTTCGCGGCGGATGGCGCGTAGGGCGCGCTTGGCTTCGGCCTCGGTGGCTCGTGCTCTGGTGATGCGTCGGCGGCCGCCGCTGGCCGTGTAGCCGGCTTCGACTGATGCGACCCATTTGCCGTCTTTGCGCTGGTAGACGGTGCCTTCCCCGTATGCCATTGGATAGCCCTTCCTGCTCGGCGACTAGCCATCTGGCTAGCCATCCGTAGCCCAGGATAGCGTATGAGGGGCTAAGCAGGTACCCCATGATCTGGCTTGATTCCAGGGATTTCCGGTCGGGCTGGCGGGATTTGAACCCGCGGCCCCCTGCTCCCAAAGCAGGTGCGCTA